AGAAGTTAAAAGAATCATCTAACAATGATTTGGCTAATTTACAGGGTCAAAATGAACCAAATATGGTTGAGAATGCACAAGTTGCTCCACAAGCAGCTCCGGTACAAGAAATTAATCCTCTACAGTAGAGGTATTTTTTATTAAACCTTGCGACACAAAAGTGGTTCGCAGTTCTAGAAGGAGGCCATAATGGCTAAAAGATATTACACAACCAACGGTCCAATTCGGACTAAAAATAATGCCGGCATAGTCAAAGAAGCGGTGAATGAACCTTGTGGTTTACCTTTTGGTAGCCATTCAGTTATGCTCGACGCTCCTATGAGAGGAAATATGAATTCAGTTAAGGTTAATGACCTTTATGAAGGCGTAGAGAAAATGATGAAAGAAGATGCTTCAGCTGCTCGTTCTATGACCAAGCCACATAGCTGGTAAGGGGATCTTATGGAAAAGATCAGAGAAGTTAAAGGACATGCAAAGATCATGAGTGATTCGCCAAGAGATTACGCAGGTGTTCCTAAGGGAGCACATTTCGTACCTTTTGAGCAAGTTCCTCAATGGCAACAAAGCATATCTGAGTGTCGCATGAAATACGAAGGTGCTACTTCAGACCTTAAAACAAGGAGAAAGTAATGCCGGTACAATTGAGACCAGATAAGAAGTTGGCTAAGATGTTATATAAGATAATGGGAACTCCAAAGACTCTTCAACAAAAAGAGGATAAGAACCCAACAGAAAAACAACTTATTGCTTGGCGAGCTTCATCATCAACTGCAAGATAATTTAGGATTTGCTTGGGAATGCCCCTACTCGAAAGAGATGGGGCGCCCGCTTTAAAAGGATTACTATGAAAAAGAAAGAAATTAAAAAAGATAAAATGAAGCATGAAGATATGAAAATGAAAAAAGAAAAGATGAAAAAAAAGAAGATGAAAAAAGATTGCTACTAGAGGAGAATTCATGGCAGAAAGAGCAATGCATATGCAAGAAGGTATGCATGAAAAACTTGAAGAAGGAATGCGTAAAGCTAAAAAACGCATGGCCAAAGAAAAGAAAAGTGATGGCCCAAAAAAGATGTGGATAGCTGGAGCTATAAAACATCCTGGTGCCTTACATAAAGAACTACATGTCCCAATGGGAAAGAAGATTCCAGCTGGTAAACTTGAAAAAGCTGCTCATGCTAAAGGGAAGCTTGGAAAGAGAGCTCGCCTTGCTGAGACTTTGAAAAATATGCATAAAGATTAGAAGTGTATGGTTTAACTCCCCATAGCTCTATGTATTGCCCCACAGCACCCAATCTGTGGGGTTTTTGTTGCTAATACAGGCCTTTTTTTGTAATGTATCTCTAAAACGAAGGGATATATGTCATTTGATCCAAAGTTCTTATTATCCGGTAGAAAAACAGTAGGCGAGCAGGTTCAAGAAAATGAAGCTCGTGGGCTTACTCTTGAAGATGATGTAAGAGAATATACCTATGTAATGGGTAGAGATATAATGAAGGAAATGAGGGCATTTGCTGATAGTGTAAGTTCCTCTGAAGCATTTATAGGTAAAGACTTCTATGTTGTCCTTGTTATCAATGCAGATAGAATGTTACATCAGCCAAAGTTTCAATTTCTTCCTCCTAGATATTCATGCCCTACGCCGGTTTACAAACAAGCCGTATGGAAATTCCATAAAAATACAAAAGAACTGGAATATCTATGGAATATTCCTTCTAAGCAAAGATATGAAGATATATTAAAAAATAAGCAGAAATACTTGGAAGATCCAAAATGGAAAAAGCAAGCTGAGATTGTACTTTTTATGGAATCCGGTGCTTTGCTTAACTGGGTCAAAAAAGAATGTGGTGAATTACCGGACGCAATCATACGCATAACCCCAAAAGATGAAACAATACAGTAAAGGAATTTTATGGAAGAACAAGTAAACCAAACAAATGAAACACCAACACAACAACAACCAACACTTGCTGAACAAAATTTAGTCTCTATGAGAAAGAAGCTCGAACAAGAAGAACGAGAAAGAAAAGCAGCTATAAATAGGGCTGAGCAGGCAGAAAGAGCTTTAGAAGAAGCAAAAAATAGAGCATCTTCCTCCTTTGATGATGAAGAAGATGAAGCTCAAAAGAAAATAGAATATCTTGAACAAAGATTGAATATGCTTGAGGCTGATACCGTCTCCTCACGCATAAGTGATTTCAATGAAGTAGTAACCGATGAAAATCTTAAAACATTAGAACGTTTGTATCCAGATGATTTTAATTCGATAAGGTATAATCCTAATGCAAAACAAAAATCAAAAACTGCCTATAATATGATAAAAAACTATGGTATCTCTGCTAATAATGCTCTTAACAGCACTATATCAAAAAATAATGATCGTATTGAAGAAAATAAGAAAAAGCCTAACTCTTCTTCCTTGGGAGCACCGCAACAGGCGACAACGCCGTTAAAGGATCTCGAGGAAAATTATGGTCGTAGAAGACTAACTGATGAAGATAGAGAAAGGATTATGAAAGAGGTTGCTCTTAAAAAAAGAATGAGTTAGAATCACACTGCTTCATGAACCAGCCCTAACCGATAGCGAGTTGTTTAGGGCTCCCTTCATTTTTTTACTACTTCATTTTTAGCCCTGGGTCCATTCCCGGGGTTTTTGCATATCTACTTGTTTTTTGTCTTATGAATGTGGTATGTTTTTTGCGAGCGTTATTGTAGGCACCGCTTACCTACAGGTGTAAGAAGCCTCACCACCTTCAGGCGTATCGACCTCGCCAGTCTCATTAAGTCATGATTAGCAATCATTGGCTTGTCTTTGTATACATATTTCTCAAAATACATATAAGGAGAGACTATGCCTATTAATAGTCAAATCAATCTGCCTCCTGAAGTGCAACAATCGTGTGATGACATATTATTGTCAGTAAAAACACCACGATTGATTCACAAATTGGGTGCAGTTACCAAAGAATTAAAAGAAAAAGCCGGTACAACCCTACGTATGTCCAGATATGATAGATTGCCAACAGCACCTGTTCCTTTAGGTCAAGATGGAGCCCCAATTCCTTCTACCCCATTGAACCGTGTTGATATTGATGCAACTGTATCTATCTACGGCATGTATTCTGCAATAAACCAAAGAGTGTTCTTGCAGAATCAGGATAACGTTCTTTCAGAAGTATCTGAGCTTATGGGTCTCTCGATGAGAATGACAGAAGACCAATTATCAAGAGATGCTTTGGCTTCCGGCGCAACCCAGTATTGGTGTGTAAACGGTCAAAATGGCGACCAGCCAACGAATTTGTCCCTACCGGATATTGGCGAAGTAACCTCTGGTCTTTTAAGCAATGATGCATGGATGATCTTCGATAGAGAAATCGGTGAAGATCGTTTTGCAACAGCTCCTGTCAGAGATGCATATCTAGCGATGGGTCATACTGATTTGTCACAAGATTTGAATAATTTGAATCAATTTATTCCTAAATGGAATTATCCCAACCAAAATAGCCAGAAATTGGCTGCAGAGTGGGGTAGCGTAAATAACGTTAGATTCATGCTTTCAAGTGTTGGACTTGTTCGTCCTTTCGCATCTGCATTTGGTAGATCTGTATACTCTGTATTTGTTCAAGGCCTTGAAGCTGTTGGTTGCGTATACCAAGATAACTTCTCTGCAAGAATAATTTACAAAGGTCCAGAATTCTCTGATGCCTTGCAACAAAACATTACAATTGGTTATACTTTTGCCGAAGTCACAAGGGTTCTAAATGACCTTTGGATCAGCCAAATGCTATGTACCTTAAATAACTAAAAGGAGTGAAACTATGTCTTCAGTATTTTCTGGAACCATGCAAGGTTCATTCACTTCAAATGGCAACAATCAAATTATACCTTTGAGAGAAGGTGTAGATTGGATGTATGTATATAACACAACTCAAGCTGCTACTAACCAAACGACACCTGTAGGGGTAAAATACTACTGGCAACTTGGTTTTCCTGCCGGTTCTGAGTGGGTTACCTACAAATCAAACGCTGCGGATGCTGCAAACCTTGAGCAATATATTACAACCGGTGGATTTACTTTTGTAAACACCACAAATAATACACCTCAAGCTTCCGTAGCAATTACATCTATTAGTAATGGAACTCCTCCGGTTGTTACCCAAACTCCAGCTCTTAATGCCGGTGCGTTAAGCAATGGTCAAATCGTTCGTATTTTCAATACAACGGGTGCACAACAACTTGGTGGATTAGATTTCACTGTTGGTGCTGTTACTCCAGGTGGTGCAGGTTCAGGTACCTTTACCTTGGCTTATGCTCCTACTATTGCAGCAGCAACTACGGGTTCATATAGGATTATTCCTTATAACCCATACTTCTATCCACCAACACGCGTGATATCAAACATTGAATCAAGCACGTTGGCTGGACAAGCAACGACAATCGTTACTATGACCGTAACGCATTCATTCACTGTTGGACAAAACGTTCGTCTGATTATTCCTACTGTTACCTCATCTGCTTATGGCATGACATCATTAAATGGTGTTGCAGGTAACATTGTGGCTATAAATCAAGCAGACGCTAATGGTTATACAAACACTATCACGTTGGATATTAATTCAACTGCTGCTGGTACCTTTGCATGGCCTTTAACTACTGATCCATTCTCAACACCTGCACAAGTAGTGCCTGTTGGTGAATCTATGGCAGTAGCAGTAAATCCAAATCCA